ACCGTCCATCGGTAAACCCTCCGTTATATCCCCGCATACCAGCGTGGGTGGCTGAAAGATCTAACATGGTCACCGTGCTAAAATTAGATAAATCTACCAGGGCTACTCTCCCGTGACTTACTCCATCTATAACATTAGGTACAAAATAACCATGCCGTCCATCGGTAAACCCCCCGGCAAATCCCCGCATACCTGCATTTGCAGCAGAAAAATCTAATATTTGTGAAAATGGTCCAAATGGAACAAAGGGATTATTAATGACTGTTCCCGTATTCAAAATCCGCTCTTGTCTAATGCCTTGTTGTATAAAAAGAGAATCAGTAGTAGCAATATTTAAATTAGTAAAATTAGTTGCCGAAAGAGAGAATGCCGTCAATCCATTGGATACTGTAACATCGCCTATTACATGTAGAGTAGATTGAGGGGTTGTTGTTTTAATACCAACATTACCTCCATCGGCTATATACATAGCAATTAATCCATCATCTTGGAATTCGGCGATAGGTTGGGCTCCTATCTGATTTACCAGTATTGCCGGGCCTGTACCCGGGTTTGTTATAGTTAAGGCACTCATAACTATAACCTTTGTATCAATATAGGAAATGGTTCCTAGTGCAGATAAACTACCTTGAATTAATAAATCCCCGGTTAACTCGCCCCCGGACAGAGGAAGAAACGTATTAAACCATCTCCCACTATTTGTTTTGACTGTTGAATAGGTACTTTGACTTTGAAAAAATTGAGTCCCCGTAATAGACCGGGCTATGGATTGGGCCGAGAGAGTTACTGTATCTATAAATGCACTGGTGGCCAGGTCTAAGACGTCTCCGAAATATACCTTGAACTCTCCGTTTAAAGGCCGAAATCCAATAAGATAGTCTGAGATTAAAGGCCGGCGTTGTTGAAAATCATTAAAACTACGGAACATACATTATTTATAAATTATTCCCCGCTAACATAGAAATTTACGTTAAACCCGGTCACTATTTGTATGTATGTAAACCTTAGTCCTTGAGAGGCTTTTATATACCCGGAAGGACCTGCATATATAATATCTAATTTCTGGGGGGTTGAAAAAGCAGATAGATTAAATTGTAAAACATTGTTGTTTATAACTGTATATGACCAAACCGGATATGCACTGAACGGGGGGTTATTTGCACTAATACTGGCTATACTACTATAAAGATCAAAATACCCTTGGGTACCATTAAAATTTGAAGAGCTTAAATACAACCCGTTTCCGGTATCAAAATCAAACCCCCGCCCATATAGTATAATATATTTGCCAACAGAATTGGCCTTAACGGTTAAATATGGAAAACGCCGGATCATGGATTTGTAACTAATTGAACCCCGGTAATAAGAGGAGCTTCTCCAACACTAAAGGTATCTGTATTATAGAATGCAGACAATGCGTCTTGGTCGGTGACTACCTGAGATAATAAAGAGGAATAACTATTTAACTGTAGATCCGTACCTCCACTTACCGCGGTCATACTCACATCAACTTGGTAGATATTGGGAACTAACTGGGCTTGTCTGGGGAATATAAACCCTTTAATAGTGAATCCTGTGTTGGCTATAATCTGTGCTTTTTGTTGTCCATTAATATCGGTGGGATATTCCATGGATACATTTCCAGACCATAAAACCTCGGTACGGATTTCCTGGGTATACGGTAGATCAAAAGCTTTGGGTACCGTCCAACTCAAGATCACATAGGGATTGTTAAATGGTATAAAGTTACTTAAAATTTGGTCCATATCGGATTGATACCGGGCCAGTATACTCATATCAATTTCTATATTCACCGGAACCGGGGTTCTATAATACCAGGTAAGATCTGAGGGGGACCGGTCAGAAACTGATCCATAATTATAAAACCCCGCATTTTTATTGAAAACCCGGTTGTTGTCTCTGGAGAAGCTTTTTATGGTTACGCTGACAATAGGAAGGGTAATGTTTTGGGCGGGGTTGACCAAATCGAACAATACCCGTTGTTTTGGGGCATATATGTACCGGACTTGTTGGGTGGCCTCGGCTATTCTATTCTTGTTATACCGTTTTATTACAATATTATCAAAAGCGGCTAAAAACTGAATAATTAGATCTTTAACCTCAAAGAAATAATTAGATGTTTTCACAAGATATTTATCACTATCTTGTGGCTATCTTATTAATTATAATATTTCCACTTTAAACTAGATAGTTGTTTGGAAAGCTTCTTTTTAACCGAAGGTTTCATAAAAGACCGGCGAATACGAACTTCTTCTAAAATCCCACATTTTTTAACTTCATTGGTAAAAAACTTTAACTTTTTGTCAAAATATACTTTATTACTAGCTTTATTCTTATCTAGCTTTACCTCACAATTAATCTGCATTTATAATTTATCCTGTTCAATGGCTATTTCTACACGGGTATCAAAAAACTTAGTCGGTTTTTTGGGATGTACTAACCGGGAATAATCAATAATTTCTTTAATATTGTGGTGAAACTTACTTAATGTATAATCCAATATAATTTTACCCTCTTTACTGGAGAAATAAAACGGGTAGGGTATTTCATAAATCTTCTTTACATTTTGTATTGAAAAGGTAAAATTTAAATAAAAATCTTTTATGGAGAATAAAACTAACTTACCGTTTTTAAATACCTTTCCATGAATAGAAAGAGTAATCTTTTGTTGTAAGTATTTGTTTAAAGCTTTTTCTAAGGTATCTATCATTTAAGAATCCATGTACATAATTTTTTGTTGGGTAGATAATTTTACTATATTGTTTTTAAAATATTCCCACCAACTGTCCTGGGGAATTGAGGCTATTAATTCACAGTTACTTACATTAATACACCGGTAATCTTGCATAAAAACATCCCAGGTAATAATGAGGTTTTTTTGGTCTGGGTTAAATTTTATTTGACCCCCCGCCGGTTTATAATTTAATGTTACCCGGCCGTCAATGGTGTTTAATATACCCGGGCAATTTGTACATAACATTCTCCGGGTGGGGGGCTTACCAATTTTAGGACGCCGGCGAAAAAACTTCACCTCACAAACAGCGTTTTGAAGGATTGGTTTTAGACTTAGTAGGGTTACTAGCATTTTTCCTTGGTTGTACGACGCCAAATATCCGTTGTTCGTTTAAGAATATTCCATGTTTTACTAAACCGTGGTTGACTACTTCAATGTTGGCTATAGGTACCCCCATATTGTTGGGAAAACAAACATAATCACCTCTCTTAACCAACCTACAACTTTGACCTTGTAAAATGACTAATCCAATTCTCCATGCATTGGTTTGTGCATTTACCGGGACTAATATTCCATTTCGAACTATAGTATTTTGATCACCCCCCTCATCCACAAATTCCACCAACATGATATCATCTAGTAGTGCACTTAAATCATATCCAACAAAAACACTATCAAACGTGTTTTTTGAATGTGAACTTAAATCAATAAGGCTTTTTTGTACCGGGAGTTGGTCAACCGCAGCTTTACTCATATAGACACTTAGTCTACAACAAATTGAAAATCAAGACTCTATGTTCTTTTTAATATAGGATATTCTTTGCTTTCTATATTTTGACAAAACTTCAAGTAGAAATTTATAGTGTTCGGTAGGGGTATTAAAAACAGTATAAGTTTTATTTACAGTCTCATTAATAATTTTTGCCGCATTTGAATCTAACATGGACAACCACCGGTTCACCATAAACGGTGTATATTTTAATTCTATGTCTTGTTGTAAGAGCTCTTTTTTCTTACTAAAAGCTATTCCATCGATTATATCAAATATATTCAATGGCTAATAATTTTTGTCGAAGCCAGAAAAGTATCATCATTCATTTGGTAAAACATATTAATCACATCCCCCATAAAATTTCTTATTTCAATATCAGATAATTGTGTACTACAGGCAAATGCCGGGGCCTTTTTGCCAGCATGTACATTAATGCCGGTGTGGCCTAAAGCAGCCTCATTATTTACATGCACAATACTTACACTACATTTTCCCTTTGTCTGGGTAACACCCCCTTGGGTCAATTCCTTGGATACCATTAAATCATCCCCGTCCACTTCAATGGGTGCTTTGAGATACTTGGAACTAAGAATGTTGGCAATATTAGTATTAAACAAACGTTGGTAACATACAGCTCCAAAGCTTTCCCGGATCAGGGGTATCTCGTACAGAAAATGAATCATATCCTCACTATAGATAAAATCCTGACTCAATGCATCTTCTTGGTCAATTAAACCGGCGGTTTCAACATTAGCCGGGGCCCGGAAAGCAATTATATTACCAATGGGGAGACATTTTTTTCGAAAGTATTTGTATGCAAACCGGTTGTGTAAAATAACCCCATCATATACTTTGATATCTTCGACAATCATAAACAAATAATAATATCTTTTAGAGATAAATCCAGTTCACACTGACACCAAAACCTAATAAGACAATCTTAAAAACTTTACCGTAATCATATTCACTATAATATACACCGCTATCTAGGTTTGAAACAAATACTCCACATTCAAACCCATCTTCGGTTTTTCTATGTATTAGGATTTTTGGCCAAAGTAGATCAATTATTGGACTCATAATAAATAATAGGGAGTATACAGGTCGTCATAGTATTACTAAAATTGGTATTATACACAGTATAGAAAATAAAATTACCTGCAGGGGACGAACAATTTTGACAATTTTTTAAATTAAATTCTCCGTGCATATATCTTTATCTTGTTAAGAAGACTTTTCTTTCCTACCCACAATACTATTATAATCAAATTCTTTATAAAATCAACTGGTTATTTTTATTGAATCTGAAAATTTATTTATAAATAACGAATGCCTGAATACGGGAATGCTGATACTGACCGGAGTGGTACGTTTGGCCGGTCTTTAATGAATTACATCAATTCAAACCTACCCTACCAAAGCTATACAGTAATTGATACCTTAAACAAGTTGAATCCCAAATACCGGGTATTTCAGGACACAGGTAGTAAGCGTACGGAAGCCCTTGCCCGACAAAGTATTAGCTCTAATACCGGATTTAATACCATTGATCCCGCAGGCATTATTGGTCTGGATAACAATTTTACCCAATACATGTATGCTAACATACAACACGACAAAATATCTAGACTTCGTGATTACCGGGTAATGGCTGCATTTTCTGAGGTAGCCGATGCTTTAGATGAAATATGTGATGAGGCGATCAATAAAGATGGAACCGGAAAAATTGTACACCTTAAGTTTCCGGACATGGAATTTGATGTAGACACCACAGAAATCTTAGAAAAAGAATTTCAAAAGTATATTGGATATTTTGAACTGGGTACCCGGGGGTGGGAATATTTTAGAAGCTTATTGGTGGATGGAGAAATTTATTTTGAACATATTATCCACAAACAATATGAGGATGAAGGTATATTAGGTGTAGTTACCATACCTACGGACTTTATAGATCCAATTTTTGGTAATGTACAGAATATGATGATCAAGGGATTTTTATTAAGGCGTCCGGTGTTACGTAAAACCAATCCTTCTAAAATCTTAGATTACCAATTAGTACCCATGGATAAGAATCAGGTAACCTACATTAACTCTGGTATATGGAATGAAAATAAAACTATTCGGTTACCTTTTATTGAAAATGCTCGTCGGGCTTACCGTCAATTAAGTCTTATTGAAGATGCAGTTGTAATATATAGATTGGCCCGGGCCCCCGAACGGTTAGTTTTCAATGTAGATGTTGGTAATATGCCACCACCTAAGGCAGATGCTTATTTAAAGAAATTAATGAATCAGTATTGGTCGTCTAAAACGTATGATAGTACGCAGAGTGGGAGCGCTGTAAAGAAATTTAACCCTCAAAGTATTCTGGACAATTTCTGGTTTGCCAAGAGACAGGGGAGTGAGGGTACTC